TTACGACAGGTAGCAGTCGTAAGTAAGAGTGCATGACTATAGGAATGCACTTACTTACTACACCGAAAAACTACGATTTCCTGCATCTGCAAAAATTGCGCGTTCGGAGAGTCAAAATGAAATGCCAGAACTGCAAAGCGAAATACGACGAGAAAAAGATCCCAAAGCTCAACGACTGGTCGCTGTGCGCACATTGCCGCGAGCACTGGGCAAGAAGGCTCAAGGAGCGGGCAGAAGGAGCGGGCAGAAGACAGGTTGTATCCGCCACCAGAAGGCATAGTGACAATTGCCGAACTCGATGCCCATTACGAGTGGATGAAGGACCAGGAAGCAAAGGGTGAATACTGGTAACCTGATCGCTCACCACATGGAGCGGAACCCATGGCATGTTCCGGATGCGCTCGACGTCGGGCGAAACTCAAAAAACTATTGGACTTAGCCAATGAACGATTCGAAGAACTCAAGCAAAGGATTACTGGTGCTGCGGTATCCGGAAAGGATGACGGTCGGACAGCTCGAAGGTCTGACGGGAGCGATTAGCCCCCTGGCCGATGCGCTAGGCGTAGAACCGTTGGTGCTCGACGGAGGAGCCGATGCGCGCCTCGAATATGGCACCTCGGCTTTGCTGGAGCGCGTATGCGTGGCGCTAGAGGCGTTGGTAGCACAGGGGCAGCCTCCTGAGCTTAGCGAGCCTCAGATCGCACCACAGGCGCTTAACGCTAGGCCGTCGCACTTGAACCCTGCTGACTACACGCTAAGCAAAGGTGAGAAGGTCAGCACAGGGCTGAACAGTCGACCGGCCGAGCTAAACGCCGCAACGCTAGCTGATATGTGGGCGCGGCGTAATGACAAAATCTAGGGTCACCATGCAGCCCACTCGTGCGCGTGAGGTCAGTACGCAGTCGGTGCAGATGCTGAACCCTGACGCATGGCGTGAAGGGCTGACCACAGCGCAGCGCGGTTACGGTGGGAAGTGGCAGCGCTACAGGCTGAAGTTCTTGGAGAGGAACGTTCTCTGCGTGATGTGTCAGGCGCAGGGCAAGGTGACTGAGGCCACCGTGGTCGACCACATCGTTGACCATCGGGGTAACCAGGCGCTGTTCTGGGATCGGGCTAATCATCAGGCCCTATGCAAGCCATGCCACAGCGTCAAGACAGCAGCCGAAGGCGTAGGCACTGCGCGTAGAGGCTGATCCGCAACGGTTGCGCGTTCGCGCTACCATCGATCCACCCCTAGCACAATGACCGTTCGTCCGCGCAGCCGATGCGCGTTCGACGATGCATCTATCGTGCCAACTCGACCGAAATGAGAATGATTCGCGCGGAATTCGGTGTGAAAACCCGACGAACGGTCAAATGAGAACGATTCTCGCACCGAAATGGTGCAAAATGGGGCCTAAATGAGAGAAATTCGCACTACCGGGGGGTAGTGACGTGCTACACCCCTTCCGGGAAGCCTGATCGCGCCGACCTCGTTCAGACAATCGCGCCAAATATGGGGTTCTGTTACCTGTGTTACGCTGGAAACACGAAAATACACAGGCCCACCGCCATGATGAACGAGAAGCAGGAATTATTTTTTAAGGCGACCTTGCGAGGGGAAAAGCCGGAACAGGCCGCTATCAGCGCCGGACTCAGCGCAAAGACCGCAAAGGCAGCCGGACACCGAATGCGTAAACACCCGGCAATCGTGGCAGCACTAGCCGCTGTCGGTATTGGCACCAAGTCGGCACCAAGCTCTAAACACGAAGAGACCGAGGAAGGATCTGAAGCCGATCTGATCACCGTAGAAATTCCGGAAACAGAAGACCCGAAGGTGTTTCTCAAGGCTTTGATGAATACGCCAGGGGCTGGTGTGAAAGCTCGCCTGGAAGCGGCGAAAGCTTTGCTGCCATTCGAGCATGCGAAGAAGGGGGACAAAGGTAAAGAAGAGCCGAAGAAAATCGATCGCAGATTCTCTGCCGCGGCGCCGCCGAAGCTTGTCGTTAACAACCGTGAAGCGTAGAATAGCAAAACCCCACTGTGCGCTAACACGAGTGGGGTTTCTATCAATCTGCATCGTGAGTGCGTCATGACTGAACAAAATTCTACTACCCGCTTTAAGATCTGCCCAGCCTGTAAAGAATCAAAACCCGCGACACTGGAATACTATCTCCCGAATACCTGCCGCCCGGGTACGTTGCGCCCGAAGTGCCGCCCCTGCCAGAAGGCCTACTCGGCCGCCTACTCGGCCGCCAAGAAAGCTAAACCCAATCCGATTCCAGACCCAGCCAACGCCCCTTTAAAAAAGTGCAAAGCGTGCGGCGAAAACCTGGCCTCTACGGTTATAAATTTTGACACGCACTACATGGGTCTCCACGGCCTTGATTCCCGATGCCGACCATGCCGGAAAACCGAGGACACAATTCGTAGGGAGCGCGCCGACCAAAAAGAGAGGCAACAAAGATGGAGGGACGCGAACAAGGCCAAAGTTAAGGAAACCAACGAGGCATATCGCGCGGCCGGCTACTCTTCAACGGAGGCCGTAAGAAAATGGCGAGACGAAAATATCGAAGAGGTGCGGCTGAAGGAAAGCGCCAAGATGCGGAAGCGCAGGGCAACCCTTCCGTGGTTCAACCTGAAAACCCGTATGAGCTCTCGCATAGCGCAGATGCTGAGAGGTACGCAGAAAGGTAAGGCTCGCAGAAGTACGTTCGAATTGGTGGGGTATACCTCGGAGCAATTGGTGGCGCATATTGAATCCCACTTCGAAAAAGGTATGTCGTGGGATAACGTGCTGCGCAGTGAGATTCATATCGACCACCGAATTCCTGTTTCCTTCTTCAAAGCCGACGATCCCGAAAGCCTGCAATTCAAAATGTGCTGGGCTTTAGCCAACTTGCGTCCTATGTGGGCCTTAGAGAACATGTCAAAAAACGCTAAGCTCCCGGACAATTTTTCGGAAGTATGGAACGAGCTGTACAACGAGGTAACCGCCCGTGGACGATAATTTTACGACTTCCTGCACAGACTGGGAGACCCGGATCGTAGCGCGGGAATCCCTCATAACTTGCCCACCTCTGTTCCCCTCCGAGGCAGAAGCGGGGCTTGAGATCATGAAGCAGCTTCGTATCGTTGACGCGGCAGGTAGCCCAACCGTGGGCGAAGCCTGCGCCCCTTGGGTGTTCGATTTCGCTTCGGCGTTCTTCGGCTCTTACGACCCGGAAACCGGGCGGAGGCAGATACAAGACTTTTTCATGTGCCTGAGCAAGAAAAACAGTAAATCAACAATCGCGGCAGCAATCATGTTGACGGTGCTTATCCGTAATTGGCGTCAGTCGGCGCAATTCTTGATTCTGTCGCCGACCCAAGAAGTTTCGATGAACGCCTTTGCCCCTTGCCGCGACATGGTGAAGCACGACGAAGAGCTCTCAGAAATTCTTCACGTCCAAGAGCATTTGAAGACCATAACTCACCGGGGAACGGGAGCGACGCTGAAGATCGTTACCGCGGATCAGAATACAGTTGGCGGCGTTAAGGGCGTTGGTATCCTGGTCGACGAGCTCCACCTACTAGGAAAGAATCCTCACGCCGCCAACATGCTGCGGGAGGCTACCGGCGGTCTTGCTTCTCGTCCTGAGGGGTTCGTTATCTATCTCACTACACAGTCGGATCAACCACCCGCCGGTGTATTCAAGGAGAAGCTCCAATACGCCAGGGATGTACGCGACGGGGTAATCAAGGACAATCGCTTCCTGCCTATCCTGTACGAATTCCCGAAAGCCATGCTGGACGCCGGCCTACACCGTAAAAAAGAAAACTTCTTCATTTCCAACCCAAATATGGGCTATTCCGTAAATCCTGAGTACATCGAGAGGGAATTTGACAAGGCTCAAGCGGCGGGAGAGGAATCCACGTTAGGTTTTCTATCCAAGCATTTAAACGTGGAGATCGGCCTGGCGCTGCGCTCTGACCGGTGGGCCGGCGCGGACTTCTGGCAGGAGCAGTCCGACAAGAGCGTTACGCTCGATTCAATGCTCGACCGCTGCGAGGTGATCGACGTAGGGATCGACGGCGGCGGCCTGGACGACTTGCTAGGGCTCTCCCTGGTCGGGAGGGAGAAGGACACCGGAAACTGGCTTACGTGGGCCGGCGCATGGGCGCATCCTTCCGCGCTTGCCCGGAACAAGCAGGAGGCCTCGCGCTTCCACGATTTCAGCAGAGACAAAGATTTAGTTCTAGTGAAACGCATAGGCGAAGATGTCACGGAAGTGTGCGACATCGTAGAGCGCGTTTACGAATCCGGCCTCCTGGATAAAATCGGCGTAGACCCGGTCGGGATCGGGGCCATCTTCGACGAACTAGTCTCAAGGGGAATTCCCGAAGACAAGATCGTCGGTATCAGCCAGGGTTGGAAACTCGGCGGCGCGATCAAGACAACCGAACGGCGCCTAGCCGAAGGAAAGCTTAAGCATGCGGAACAGCCTTTGATGTCGTGGTGCGTATCCAACTGCCGCGTAGAGCCACGGGCAAACTCGATCCTGATCACGAAACAGGCTTCCGGCTCGGCGAAGATTGACCCGGTGATGGCGCTGTTCAACGCGGTGTCGCTGATGGCACTTAACCCGCCGGCAGCGCACAAAAAGTTTCAAATGCTGTTTTTATGAGTTACAGTGCGCGTAATTTACCGGAGCTGTATACATGAACAGAGCCTATAGCGTTCTTGACGTAAAAGCGGTTAACGCTGAAACGCGGACCATTACCGGATGGGCGACAACCCCTGGCGTCGATCGCGTGGGCGACATTGTGGAACCGCTCGGCGTCCAATACAAAAACCCGCTCCCTCTCCTGTGGCAACATGACCACCAGCAACCTGTCGGCCTGGTCGAATTCGGCAAGCCGACCGCTAAAGGCGTCCCGTTCACTGCGACTTTCGCTGAAGTGACCGAACCGGTAGGCTTGTTCAACCGGATCGAAGAGGCATGGCAGTCGGTTAAAGCCGGCCTGGTTCGCGCGGTGTCGATCGGCTTTCGTGACATGGGTTCGGAGCCTATCAAAGGAAGTTGGGGTACTCGCTTCCTGAAAACTGAAGTTTATGAATTGTCACTCGTCACCATTCCCGCAAACGCGGAGGCGACGATTACCAGTATCAAAGCGTTCGACATTGGAGCACCTGCCGCGTCCGGCAAAAAGGAATTCACTGTTGTACGCCTTGAAAAACCCGCCGGCGCTTCGGCAACCGTTACGAAAAAACTACCCGTTACTCCGAAGCCCGAGGAGGGCCAAGACATGAATTTCGCAGAACAAATCAAGTCCTTCAAGGACACCATGGTGCAGAAGTCCGCGCGCCAAAAAGAACTCATGGAAGCCGCTGAAGGCCGCACCCTGGACGAAGCCGAATCGGAAGAGTTCGACACCATCACCGACGAACTGAAAGCCGCTGAAGTACATATCAAGCGCCTGGAAGTGATGGAAAAAGCTAACGTAGCCTCCGCCGCTCCAGTCACCGACGTGACCAAACAGACCAACCGCGCACCACTCGTTGCCAAAAACACCGAGAAGCTGGAACCCGGCATTCTGTTCGCCCGTTATGCGATGTGCAAAATGGCTTCGCAGAACAACCCAGCAATGGCGGTTGAGATCGCGAAGTCTCAGTACCCACAGCACGAAGGCATGGTAAAAACCCTGGAGCTGGAAGCCCGCGGCCAGAAAATGCAAGGCTTGATGAAAGCCACCGTCGAAGCCGGCACCACCCTCGATACCACTTGGGCGGCCCCCCTGGTTCAGTACCAGAACTTCGCTGGCGATTTCGTCGAGTACCTGCGCCCGCGCACCATCCTCGGCCAGTTCGGCACCAACGGCATCCCGTCGCTGAACCGCATTCCGTTCAATGTCCGTATCGCGGGTCAGACCTCCGGCGGCCAGGCGTACTGGGTAGGTGAAGGCGCACCGAAGCCTCTGACCGCGTTCGACTTCAACGACACCGAACTGCGCTGGAACAAAATCGCGACCATCGCGGTTCTGACCAACGAACTGATCCGCTTCAGCGATCCTTCGGCAGAACGCCTCGTGCGTGACGGCCTGGCAGCAGCGGTAATCGAGCGTGCGGATATCGATTTCGTGGACCCGGCTAAAGCAGCGGTCGCCAACGTGTCGCCTGCTTCGATCACCAACGGCATCGCCGGCATCACTTCCAGCGGCAACACCGCCGACGACATCCGCGCTGACATCGCCGCACTGTGGGCCCCATTCATCGCCGCACGTAACGCTCCACGCAACGCCGTATACCTGATGGATTCGACCACTGCGCTCGCTCTGAGCATGATGCTGAACCCACTGGGGCAGACCGAGTTCCCAGGCGTGACTATGAACGGCGGTACGTTCATGGGTGTTCCGGTAATCGTTTCGGATTATCTGCCGGTAGACTCCGGCGGTGGCATGGTGATCCTGTTGAACGCTTCCGACATCTGGCTGGCGGATGACGGTCAAGTGACCATCGACGCTTCTCGCGAAGCTTCCTTGCAGATGCTGGACAACCCGACCAACAACAGCGCCACGGGTACTCCTACCACCATGGTGTCGATGTTCCAAACCAACAGCACGGCCTTCCTGGCTGAGCGCTTCATCAACTGGCAGCGTCGCCGTGCCAGTGCCGTAGCATGGCTGGACAATGTGAACTGGGGCAGCTGATTCATTAAGCTGAACTAAATGGAAAGGCCCTTCGGGGCCTTTTCTTTGAGTAATTTTCGGAAACCCGTATACTCAGTTTAAATTTGAGGGTTGCGTCATGAGCAAAGTAGAATTCGTTTACAGTCGCGGCGGTAGAAAAACCATGATGGCGCACCGGTACGCCGAGACTCTGCGCAAACTTGGGCTTGGGACTTACGCCGACGCGGCTGTCGAAGCCGGCTATAAAACCCGGATGCTCACCGCTGCACCGCCTTCTGCCCCGGAAGAGCCTTTGATCTCAGAAGCTATCGCTGCATTCGCCACGGAGAACAACGTGGATCTTTCTAAAGTAATTGGCACGGGTAAGGACGGTCGGATCAAGAAGTCCGATGTTGAAGCCTTTATTGCCGTGCAGGTGTAACGATGCGTCTATTCGGCCGAGAACTGTCCCTAAGCTTCAAGCGTGCGCCTATGTCGCCGCCCGGTACGGGCATGGGCGGTTGGTGGCCGATGATCAAAGAACCGTATTCCGGCGCATGGCAAAAGAACGATACATGGACTAACGAAACGGTCCTGGCACATTACGCGGTCTACGCCTGCATCACGCTTATCGCGAATGATATCGGCAAGTTGCGCCAGCGCTTGATGCTTCTGGACCCGAACGGCATTTGGAAAGAAACGACCAGTCCTGCGTTCTCCCCAGTCCTCAAAAAGCCGAATAGCTACCAGAACCACATCCAGTTCAAACAATGGTGGCAGACCTCCAAACTGATCAGCGGCAACTCTTACGGGTTGAAGCAACGCGATCAGCGCGGCGTCGTGACCTCTATCTATCTGCTAGACCCGTGCCGCGTCCTCCCCCTGGTCGCCGAAGACGGTTCGATTTACTACCAGTTGAGCAACGACAATCTGAACCGAGTCGGTGACGGCGTCACTGTTCCGGCGTCGGAAATCATTCACGACCGAATGAACTGCCTGTTCCACCCCCTGGTCGGTGTGTCGCCGCTGTACGCCGCCGCGCAAGCCGCGTGCCAGTCGTTGAAGATGCAACACGATAGCTCCACCTTCTTTACCAATGGCGCACGACCTGGCGGCATCCTGTCCGCCCCCGGCGCTATCAGCGACGAGACAGCGGCACGGCTGAAGGCGCACTGGGACACGAACTACACAGGCGAAAATGCCGGCCGCGTGGCCGTCGTCGGTGACGATCTCAAGTTCCAACAGATGAAGATGTCGGCCACGGATTCGCAGTTGATCGAGCAGTTCAAGCTGACCGCCGAAATGGTCTGCACGGCGTTCCACGTCCCGCCGTCGAAAGTAGGCGTTACCACTGCGGCCACCGGAACGACGGCGGAGCAGGAAAACCAGAAGTACTACTCCGACTGCATCCAGGTGTTAGCAGAAGAATACGAAGCGTGTCTTGATGACGGACTTTCGCTGCCAGATCGTTACGGCGTCGAACTGGATATCGAAGGCTTGTTGCGTATGGACATGGGCAAACTCGTAGAGACCCTGGCCGCCGCAGTGAAAGGCGGTATCATGACGCCGAACGCGGCCATGGCGAAGCTGAACCAGCCTCCAGTCACCGGCGGCGATACGGTGTATCTGCAGCAGCAGAACTTCAGCCTAGAAGCTTTGGCGAAGCGCGATGCGCAGGCAGACCCATTCGGCACGGCGCAACCCGCTGCTACGCCCGAGGCCGCACCGGCAGAACCAACCGACGAACAAATCCAAGACAGCGCGAAAATGCTCGCTCTGCTGATCGAAAAGAGGCTCGCTAATGAACCT